TTAAAATTGTGTACACCTTCCAGTAACTCTTTCTTGAATGAAGTACACATTGCTTGTGCTATAGCCATATTAAAGTCTCCTTATATATTCAGCCGTTTCCTTTTGACCACTTGATCGTAAGGCTTGAATGATAGTACCTCTTTCTTCTCTTCTTGCCAAGAGTAAATAATGATGCAGAACAATTTTCAAATGTTCTTTAAATATTTTTGCTTGTTGTCTTACATGAGGTGGGGCTTGATCTGAAACACTGGCTATCTTATCTACAGCTAAATCTGCAATCTGTTCATTTGTTAACCCGCCTTGATGTGATGTTTTTACATTCACGCTTCCTACTGTTCCTGAACTTAGATTAAACATTTTTTTTCTCCTCGTAAGTTACTCCCGGTATATCCTCTCTACCAATTAGATTAGGCGTTGCATCTAAAGGTTCTGGGGGTTCTAGTTTTGATTTTTTAGTAATTAACATTTCACCTTGTGTGGTTGTAGAAACTAAGGGGTCCTCCAATCTATGATAGCCGTATAGTTTTTGATCCTCTGAAACATTAGTATCTAGCAAAGAAGAACTGTTTGCTATATGAAGTTTTACACCTTTAGACACCGCTATGGCTAACCAAAACTCACAACATGCTCTACCCGCTTCTGCAAAATTAATCGCTTTATGTGTAAAATCTATACCATACAAATGCAAATTCGATACTTCTTCTGCTATCGCATAGGCAAGTGCGTAAGCAACAGTATTGTTTAAATAAGCATACTTAGTTTTCTGTAAAACATTTTGTAATGGATATTCTACAACATCTGGACATCTTTTGTCCAAAGTGCACGAAAATATAGGAATATTAATCTTTGTTTTTAATCTATCTGCCATTATATTAGTCTGCTTTCCAGCATTAGGCGTGTCAAGAAATCTTGAAGGTGGATCCATCATAAAACATTTGTCGTGATAAATGACTCCAGACATGGAGTTTATCGCCCAAACCTCATCAAATTTTTCGCTTCTAATTTTAGCTAATATATATTCTGAAAAACTATTGCCAAGTCCAACAATAGCTATGCTTTTGTTTTTCATATGAGATAGTATAAACTTTATCTTATAAGTGTCAAGACTTTGGAACTTTCACAAGACCTGTTCTAAAAGCATCGGTGTTTTCTTGTCCTTCACCGTAATTCTTCAATCTAGTGATGGCTTCTCCGTATCTTGCGCTATACAGTTGAATTAAATCAGTTTCGCCTTTCATAAAGGTGTAGGCTTCAACTAAACAAGCATATAATAAAGCATCTGGTGCATTAGTGCTTATCCATGTACTTCCACTATCATCTGTTGTCAAAGAGGCCGGTCTGTAATAATAATGTAGCTCGACAGCATAGCTGGAGTCAGGTGTTGGTGCTATGATAAAAGTATCTACATCAAACGAAGAATAAAATCTTGGACTGCCTGTGGTGCTTGGATTTGGTGTAAATTCTTGTATATAATTAACATCTTTTTGTAACAAAAAAACATTTGCACTATCTTTAACATACGATAAAGAAAAGGTGGCTAAGTAGTCAGATGGTTTTTCTAAAAACTTGTTACCACTTGTCATGGTGCCTGTTACGTTTTTTCTAAAATAATCTAAATCAACAGATTTAAGTATCCGCTCTTCTGCGTTTTTTATAAAAAAATCAAGTTCATTTACGAAAGTGGTTTCGTCATTTTCAGTCCAATCTTGTATAGATTGTTTTAATGTGGTTAATGTAAAACTCATGTCACACTCACTGTTACCGAACCAATACTACCTGTTACCTCGAAACTTTCAAGTTTTTTTGGTATGTGACTATCATTGTATGTAGGTTTATCTATAGGGTTTGTTGTAAATACTAAGAAGTTTACAGGAACAGTAGGGTTATTAGGCCTCGCATTTCTAATAGCTTGACCGTCAACAGGAACTTTGAAAGGACCTAGTTGCGGGTGTTTTCGCTCAAATTCGTCTGGTCCAACCAAAGACCCATTCCATTCAAGCTTCATATCTCTCAGTCTATACTCCATGCCCGATCTATCTGATATACCTTTTGCAAATTTACCTGAAGCAAACCTACCCATTAATTACTCCTGAAGTACTGATATTCTGGTGTAACTGTAAAGCTAGATCTATCTCTATCCTCACCCATAGCCCTTTCAAACTCTTCTTCATAAATAACTTTAAGCATTTGTGTCAGCTGTGGGTTTTTCTTCATGGATAAATAATATGCTAGACCAGCCGTTAAACACGGATAAAAGCGAAAGGGGACTTCTAATGTATTAACGGCTGTGTCCGCATCCTGTATCCTTGTTAAAGCATCGTAAACAAGGACATCTGTGCTATTTTCTGGTGCAGGCCATATTTTTAAGTTTGGTGTTATTTGTCTATCAAGAAAAAACTGTGTAGTTCTGCCAGTTGAAGTTTTGTTTGGTATGGCTAAATAACTGTCTCTACTGATTCTGCTTAAACTAAAATCAGTGCCGCTTCTTCGCACAACAGCTGATAATATATCTATTACATCTGTACCAAGAGAATAATCCGTATCATCTGCCGCAAGGGTTTGAGTTCTTTGTTCTATAGTCCATTGATTTAGACCTCTGTTTGCCCACTCAGCTAACATCAAGTTCATAGATCTTTTTGCGGTTTTTAAATCATAACCTGTTCTGACTTCTAAACCGCATCGTTCAAACGCCTCTTCTATGTAATCCGCGACATCTAATTCAAAATCAGTTGAGCTTGAGGTTGCCATGTCTAATCCTTATATAAGTTATCAAATGTTACACTTGGGTCCATATAACTATTATCACACTCTGCGTTGTGCATCCACTGACTAGGCTTAAAATCAGGGGCTCCTTCTCCAGTTTCCCACAAGGCAGGGCTTGTTGCACGAACCCTGTTATTAGGTAATGCTACTATATTTCCTGTCCATTTACCAGCATCTGTTAGTTCTATTACATGACTTTGTTTATGTTGAGCAGGATCATCAGCTATATCAGACTCTGTGTAATCAACCGTAAATAAATACTTGCCTGTGTAGAATTTACCGTCAATTTTACATTTCCAAGGACTTGAACTTGTTCTATCAAACTTTATCACTGAATGATGGTGTGAGCTACAATCCCAAGGTTGCACCAAATGAACCGGCATAGGCTCCGGCCATTTGTCTAGTGGAGTGTCTGCAACAAGTGCTGTAATTGGCATCCTAGCCCACATCGCCCCACCATGTACATTTGGTGTGTCGTCAAAATCAGACTCACATCCAGTAAAAATCATTTGAAAACTTAAACACCTATCAGGCACAGTTGTCACTGCGATTGCCATCGCATGTAAATAATCTCCATGATACTGTTCATGGTTATGAGTATACTCTCTTCGCACCCAACACTTGAAGTGCGGAATATTACTTTGTAAATAAGGCATAGACTAGGCTCTACCGCCTCTTCTCATTTTTTTAATAGCGCCGCCTTTTGCAAAACCTTTTTTCTTCATGCCAGCCATTCCGCCGCCCATCATCTTCTTAACAGCTCCGCCTTTAGCATAACCTTTTTTCTTCATACCAGCAGCTCCGCCACCTTTCATTTTAGCAAAGCCTTTTTTCTTCATACCGGCGGCACCACCGGCCATCATTTTTTTTACTGGTTTCTTTTTTTTCTTAGCAAAGCCTTTTTTCTTCATAGCCATTTTGATCTCCTTTATGCTCTAACAGCTCCTGTTGTTTGTTTTCTTCTATTTGCCATGACAACGCCACAACCCCTTGCTACAACACGCCTTGGTTTTAATTTACCGTTATACGGGCGTTTTGCTTTTGTCTCAGGTACACGACCTCCGCTGCTCATTTTTTTTACCTTAGCAGCCGGTGTGTTACCAACCACAGTCTTACCCTTTGACCCTGCTTTTTTCTTTTTTCTAGCAGTAGAGGCTCGCTGTGCCTGTGTTAAACTATTTGCTTTTGCTCTTGGTAAACATCGATCGGGGTTCTTCTTATCCTTTGACGTGCCACATTTTCCCTTGATTTTACCATCAGTTCCTATGCGAACCCAGTCCTGTTTAAGCCAATCTTTAAGAGCACCCATTATTTACCCTTTCTTTTTCCACCTTTTGCACCCTTGGCATAGTTAGGGTCTTTACAATATTTAGATGCTGCAAGATTAGCGTAAGCACTTGGATATGTATCAAAAGTACGTTTAGCCCAAGCTTTGCCTTCAGGACATATCTTGCTACCCTTGCTCTTTGCGGCACCACCTTTTTTAAAATAAGTAACATTAAGTTTAGATGGTTTGGGTCCAGTTCTAACTGCTGATTTCATGCTTGCCTCGCTTTCCTTATCTGCTCTTTGCCTTTTTTAAATATACTTGCTACTTGTGTCTTACCCATAACTTTGGCTCTTTGTTCCCCCACTGTCAAGATTTGGATTTTTCTTGCAAAAGGTTTTTTAATCTTTTTTACTTTAGCCACTGTAGCTCTTGCATCTGCCGGAGTAGCAAACTTTATACTAACTGTGTCTTTGGGGTTTTCATCCGTATATAAACGTCTACCAGAACCCGGCGGCTTTTTACCTGTGCCTTTTTTAGGATCTTTTTGTTTTGCCATTTTTCTTCGCCCTACTAGGTAAAAGTCCTTTATTAACTGCTCTCGCTCTTTCACTAAACCCAAGTTTTTGTTTATTTTTTATTTTTCTTTTTATTGTTCCTAGTCTTGCTACCATTTTTTAACAACCCTGTTAATATTTTAGACTGACCTGCGTGTGCCTTTGAAGCTTTTTTTAACTTGCCCGCAACTGTTTTTATTTTACGCTTCGCTTTACCTGTTAATGCCATTAATTACTCATCCCTATAAAAATTGAAATTATACCAACAAGCTGTAATACAGCGCCTAATATGATAGCCCATATACGAGCATCAATCTTGTCTATCTGCTTTTGTAAGTGATTAAGATGATTGCTTTCAAGGCGGTCCATACCATCTTCTAATATAGCCATCCGCTTGTCTAAATCATGCAAAAAATCTTTTTCTTTTT